AGAATTCAAGAAATCTTGTCTTACCTTCTCATCGTTTTGTTCAAACAACAATCTTGCAGCCACCGCTGAAATCAACTTACGAGTTTGTAACAACAATCTTCTTACGTTGATTCTATCAAGAGCGGACTCTCTAATTTGAAGTGTCTTATTACCCCAAATTACAGTACCTACATCAGAAAATGTTGCAATTGGGTTAATTCTTCCTTGATATAAAGTATCTCTATCTTCTTGTGTCAACTTCTTACGAGCTTTAATCGCATTAACCAAACCACGAGTGTAACCAGCCGCCGCAAACCAAGGGAATGCGATGTTGTCAGTAAGTGCCAAGTTTCTTGTAACTTCAGCCGTTGCTGGAATGTAGATTTGTGTATTGTTTACACTATCTCTTGTTAATACCCAAGGGTAATATGTTGCGGTATAGTTTGAGTCAATCCCTGTTTCTTCCAAGTTGTCAACAGCTTCTTGAGGGTAAATTAATCCGTCAGTACCAGTTGTTGTTGGTAAGAATAAATTATAATCTGGTGTTGTTGTAATATACAAAGAGTCAGCTCTTTCATATTCAATCATCTCAACAGCTTCACCAACAAGGTCACTATTATTAACATAGTCAATACCTGGTGTTACAAATACATTAATATTAACCGCTTCTGGATTAGAGAATGTTCTAATACCCAACAAGTAAGCATAGTAATCTGTATTTCCATATTCTTTTGTTCCATCACCAACAGAAATTTGTTTGAATGCCCCCCATCCAGTTGCGGTTGGGTATCTATCATTAGGACAAGCACCATACAAATAACCTTGACGACCTAATACGTATCTGTCGCTATTTGTTCTACTTTCTCTATAAATGTCCCAACCATCAAATCCTCCTTGAACAAACAATGTATACTTTCTTGAGAATAATCTATAATATGGACTTGTGTCATTTGTAGGTTCAGATGAAAATGTAGCATCACCAACAAAGAATCGAGGGTCACCACTACTCATAAAATTACCGTTAATTGTAATTCCAGAAGCATTCTTATCCATATGGAAACCTCTTGTTTTATAATTCCAATTAGAACCTTCTAAATCACAACTTGTTAATGTATTTTGTTTACCGAAATACTCAAAGAAGTCTGAATCATAACCTAATTGATTTGAGAAACCTAAATAAGTTCTTCTCACATTATCACCAGAACTAATTGTTGCATTATCACCAGTACCAGCAAGCGAACCAAATGGTGGATTCCAGATTACTTCACCTGGGAAGTTATATTTAGTCTTATAAATTGGGTATGGTGGTTTACCTCCAGAATATTCTCTAAATGTATAACCATCAAAACCACAAGGCAAAGCATCCACTGGAGCGTCCTCATTCATTTCAACCATAATATATTTAGAGTTTAATTGATATTCACCATCTAAAGTACCAATTTTCTTTGCAACAAAATTATTTTGTGATGGATCCATAGAACAGTTCGTGAATTTTTCTAAAACTGTTGGATTTGTGTCGGTATCAAAATAATCTCTAACTAAAACACTAAATGTACCATTAGCAAATGAAATGTCAAAGATTGAAACTTTAACATTGGTATTTGCTGAATTTCCGTCAGCAACTGTATAGAACTTAAATAAGTCAAATACTTTATTACCTCTTACTTCGGAAACAACCCAAGGAGATGAGGGTGTTTGGTATCTATCTAAGTACCACGCAATCGAAGTATTGGAATTACTTTGAGCAGAATCTAAAGCGATTAAATCTGGACTTAAACCTCTAATATATCCTTTTTTGTATCCATAATTTAAAAATGCTTGAAATCTTTCTTCTAAAAATAAAGGAACAACAGACTTTGGTTTTGCAAAGTTAGAAGAACCAAATACTTTTGAGATATATTGTGCATCATTTAAACTAAATGATGTCTCAAAAGAAAACGGCTGTCCAACACTGTTTGTAACATTAATTAAGAAAGTTGAGAATGGGTCTTGTGAAACACCAGAGTAAGCACCAGTCATTGTAAGAGAAACGTCTGTTAAACCAGTAACTTCATAAGTTGGGTTATTACTGTCAGAGTATAAAGCAATACCTCTTGAACGTAATGTTGCTATAACAACCTCATCAAAATCTGTAAATGTATTTCCTGTATAGTAATAAATTTTACCAACAACATTTCCAGTATAACAAATATTATCGTCTGGTGGTGTTGGTGGTGTTGGTGGAACTGGAACAATTGGGTCACAAACAAATTCACTTTCTACTGTAATTGTTGTTGGGTCTAAAATACCCGGATCACTAGATACTAAATTAGAAAAAGAAATTGTTCCATCTAAAACACTATAATTTTCATCTGGTAGTGTAACATAAGTACAGCCAGATAAATCACCAGATTGAATCGTAACTGAATCACTAATAACTATTGGTAGTCCACCATTATTTACACCTAATGTGGCATCAAAAGAAAGTGTAACATCGCTAGGAACTGATAATGTGGAACTCAAACAAAATTCAACAACTATTGAACCTGGTGCAACTCTAACATTAAAAGTAAAAACACCTGGAAAATATTGTGATGTTGTAAGTGTTAAAACATTTGATAAAAGACCAGATGTTGATGGTGTTATAGATTGAACGTCTTGAACAATTGACCAAAAAGAAAACCCTGTATAATTACCATTTCCAGTTGGGTCAAATAAGGCATAAAACCAAGGGTCATTATTTGAATCACTTAAATTGTTTTCCGTAAATACAACATTTGGTACATCAAAAACATTTGTTTGTGCTGTAAATCCTAATGCTGTAATACCTGAATAGTCCGGACCATCGACACTTCCAAAAATAGCAAGATTTTCGTCTTCAGCAATTGTTGGTATATCATCTGTAATTACATCATAAATCAATTGTTTGATTCCGTCATTTAAAGAAACTGTTGAACCATTAAATAATGTGTTCTCAACATCAAATATTGTTTGGATTACTAAAGGAAAAAATGAATCATAAACAATAGAGTCTATGGACGCTGTACAGCCAGTAAACCCAACAGAGAAATCTGTTGTTTTAGCGGAAGTACAAGTAAAATCACAAAGTACTGTTTCACCACTTAAACACCACACATCGATTGTAGCTGGGTCAACATTACCAATTGTTTTGATAGACCAAGAAGGTCCAGCATCATAACCAGATAACCCTAATATTCTTGTTACAAATAATTGATTTGATTGTTGTAGATATGATTTTGCAATATAAGCTGCTTCATATTTGGGTATTTGAGTATTGATAAATTTAGTTGGGGATGTCCCACCGAAGTAAGTTTGAAATTCATCGAAGTTACGGATAAAGATAGGTTCGAAAGCAGGACCTCTTAAAGTCTCACCAACAACACCTAAAGTTGTAACACCAACACTTTGTGCTACAAAACTTAAATCCACTTCAGAAGTATAAACACCTGGTGATACGAATACTTTACTGTTAGTTGCCATGTTCTTTTATTATTTTATTATTTTATTTTTTATTATAAATATTATGAATTTTCGTAAAAACTTTACTTAAAAAAAAGTATTTATATTTTGGTATGATTTTATTCTACCTTTTTTCTACCTATGGATAAAGATGTTAAAAAGATTAAAAATTTAAAGATTTCCGTTGAAACTCACAATGTTTTAAAAAAGTACTGTGATAAAAGAGGAATTAAAATGTATAGGTTTTTGGAAAACCTAATTTTAGAAAAATGTAAAGAAAAAAAAGACATTTACGGTGAAGACTAGATAAGATTTTGTTGGAAGACAATTTGACTAGTTTCTGTTGTAATATTTTTTACTGTAACAATTTTTACAATATCATTCGTATTTAATTGTATTTCTGTGAGATTTGTACCATAAAAGTCATCATTTATATAAACACTATAATCATCTATATTATTTGTATTTGTTAAAAACAAATCTGTGGTATATTCAATTGTCAAGATTTTTTCTGTTTCTGTTTGTGAAAAATCAAATATTAATTGAGAAGATTTATCATCTCGTCTTCTTTTACTTCTTTTTGTGTTAGAAGTATCCGTTTCATATATTTGAAATATTCTGTTTACAGCTGGTTGTACCTCAAACTCATCTTCGTCAATTAAAAAACCCATCATTGTAAATTCATATTTTTGTATATAAAATTTTCTTTTTTCTAAATCTAAAACTGACTCGTCTGTATTACCATCAAACTTAATCGGAATATAATGTCCTTTTATCATTTGATATGATTGTAGTGATGAAAATTTTGTTAAAACAATTTGGTTGAATTTATTTAATTCTCTCATTCTATTACAGATAATTGCAACAGTAAATTTTATATCAACTGGTACTGGTTGAGGTATTTTATAAATGTCCATACCGTGTCTTTGTCCATCCCAAGTAGGAACTTTTGCATAGAAATACAAACGTCTGTTTGGTATATTATATATAACCGCAGGATTGTTACCATATTTAACTTCTGGATTTCTTATAACGGTAATAAAAGGCGGCTCAATGTTTTTATCAATATTTTGAAAGTCCCAAGTTTCAACAAATTGTGACCAGTTTTGTGTTGTAACTAAAATGT